TTCCAGGTGATACTTTTAATTTGAAAATGACGGCTTTTGCTCGTTTGGCTACGCCGCTTTTCCCTTTTATGGATAATTTATTTCTTGATAGTTTTTTCTTTTTTGTGCCAAATCGTTTAGTATGGACAAACTGGGAAAAATTTAATGGTGAACAAAATAACCCGGGCGATAGTACCAGTTTTCTTATTCCTCAGCAGGTTTCTCCTGCTGGTACTGGTTATCTTAATGGTAGTCTTCATGACTACATGGGTATTCCTACCGCCGTACCCGGCCTTTCTCACAACGCTTTGCCTTTCCGGGCTTATAACCTCATTTATAATGACTGGTTTCGTGATCAAAACCTTCAAAATAGCACTGTTGTTGGTGCTGGTTCTGATGGCCCTGATAGTCCTTCTAATTATGTTTTAAAACGCCGTGGTAAGCGCCATGATTACTTTACCAGTTGTTTGCCTTTCCCCCAAAAAGGCCCTTCTGTAAGTGTTCCGCTTGGTTCTAGCGCACCTATTATTATTAAAGTAGGGAGTACTGCTAATGGTCTTATTCGTAACGCTGCTACAGGTGCTCTTGCTCCTAATGCTGCTCTCTGGTCAGATAACCCCGGTGCTCGGTTTAATATTGCTGCTGGCACTATTCCTTTACAATATGATCCCAATGGAACCTTAGTTGCCGATTTAACGTCTGCTACCGCTTCTGATATTAACCAGTTACGTCAATCATTTCAGGTCCAGAAACTTTATGAACGCGATGCCCGAGGCGGTACACGGTATACCGAGATTATCCGCAGCCATTTTGGCGTTGTATCTGACGACGCGCGGCTCCAGCGCCCAGAGTATCTTGGGGGCGGAACTAGTCCTGTTGTCGTCAATCCCATTGCACAAACTTCCGCCGTTACCGGCCAGCCTACTCCCCAGGGTAATCTTGCGGCCATGGGTACGGCAACTGTAGTCGGCCATGGTTTTGCTCGTTCGTTTACTGAGCATGGTTTTATTATTGGCTTGGTCTCTGTTCGTGCTGATTTAACCTATCAGCAGGGTCTTGATCGTATGTGGTCTCGTTCGACTCGGTTTGATCATTATTGGCCGGTGCTTGCTATGATTGGTGAGCAAGCTGTGCTTAATAAGGAAATTTATGCCGTTGGTTCTGCTAACCCTACTCAAGATAACGCTGTTTTCGGTTATCAAGAGCGGTTTGCTGAATACCGTTATAAGCCTTCTAAAATTACCGGGCAATTCCGTAGTAATTTTGCGCAGCCTTTAGATACTTGGCACCTTGCTCAAAATTTTGCTTCGTTGCCTTTACTTAATGATACTTTTATTCAGGAAAATCCGCCTGTTTCTCGTGTTATTGCTGTGCCTACTTCGCCCCATTTTATTATGGATGCGTATTTCAATCTTAAGTGCGCTCGCCCGATGCCTGTTAATTCGGTGCCCGGGCTGATTGATCACTTCTAATGGACCCTTTTACTGCTTCTGCTCTTGTTTCGGGGGGTGCCAGCCTTTTAGGCGGCATCCTCCAGAACAATTCTGCTAAAAAGGCTGCTCAGGCTCAGATGGAGTTTCAGGAACGTATGTCTAATACCCAATATCAGCGTGGTATGGCTGATATGAAGGCCGCTGGCCTGAATCCTATTCTTGCTGCTAAAGTTGGTGGCGCTTCTACGCCTTCCGGTGCTGCTGCGCCGGTTGAAAATGTAGTTGGTCCAGCTGTTAATTCTGCTTTAGCTACTGCTGCTAATCGTGCAAACGTTGAGCTTACTAAGGCTTCTACTGCTAAGGCTGTTGCTGAAACTAATGCTATTATGCAGTCTACTCAACATGGTGTTGTTTCTCGTATTGGTGGTAAAAATGTTACTGATGCTATTGATAGTCTTCGGCCTCTTATTACACCTCTTGTTGGAGAAGAACCTCTTTCTTCTCCTGATCGTTTTGATCGTTTTAAATCTAATTTAAAGCGTGATTTTGGTGATGAGTCTTTATTTTCGCCTGAACGTTTTGAACGTTTTAAAGCTAATTTGCGTCGTGACGCATCTGGCTTTTTTAATAATTCTGCCAAGTCTTTAGATACTTGGCCTAAAGGTGTTCTACGTCCCCCTAAATCTAACTAAGGAGTAATGATAATGTACGACGCTACTACTATTCGCACAGGCAACATGCCTGCGCTTCGTGATACTGATCTCGTTTTTGACGAGGAAGTGGAACCTTCTCTTACTCAGCAGCAATTCGCTGCTGAATCTGATATTAATAATATTATTCGTTTGAATTCTTTTAGTCCTCCTGATCCTGCTCAGCTTCGTTATCAGGATGTATCGGAGATTTCTGATTATCATTCTGCTATTGAGATCGTCACCAAAGCCCAAGAGAGCTTTAGCGTTCTGCCGGCTGATGTGCGTGCTCAATTTGATAATAATCCTGCTTTATTCGTTGACTATGTCACTAACCCTGATAACGCTACTAAGGCTCAAGAAATGGGTTTAATTAAACCCGTTGAGCCTGCTCCTATTGAGGTTGAAAAACCTCTTTCTACGCCCGTACAAACGGCGTAGGTGTGACTTATCCATCACCCCCCGCCCTTTAAAGGCTGGGGGGGTGTGGGTAAGTCTTGATGACCAGTTTATTTCTTGTTATAACTGGTCTGACTGACACCATCTCTGTCAGTCTAATGAAAACATAATGAAAGGTCTTGATTATGTACCGGAAAGCTCTGCCTCGGAAAGCAAGTCGTAAATTGTTTTCTAAAACAGCCGGTGCCAAATCTGCTCATGGTAAGAACTTCCGTGGTTCTCCCATGCGTGGCGGCATCCGTTTGTAAAAAAGGGCTAAAGCAAAATGCCTTGCTATAGCCCGATAACAGCTTATCGATCCTCTGACGTTTCTGTCAATGGTAAGCGTCCCTTAATGTTCAAGGAAAAGGGTTCAACTGGTGAACCTCAACAAATCGCATGCGGTCAATGTATTGGCTGCCGCCTCGAACGGTCCCGCGTCTGGGCCGTTCGTATTGCTAATGAAGCCTCCTTATATCAAAATAACTGCTTCATTACTCTCACGTATGCGCCGGAGCATCTCCCGGCCAACGGTTCCTTGGTACTTGAACATTTCCAATTATTCCTAAAAAGATTGCGCAAAAAATATGGATCCAATATCCGTTTCTTCCACTGCGGCGAATACGGCGAGTCCCTCGGCCGCCCTCATTATCACGCCTGCTTACTTAATTTTGATTTCCCTGATAAGCGTCATACCCGCGTTACTCCTCGCGGTGATCTTGCTTATGAATCTAAGTCTCTCTCAATGTTATGGCCCTTCGGGCGCCATGAAATCGGAGAGCTTACTTTTGAGTCCGCCGCCTATTGCGCGCGATATGTAACCAAAAAGGTAACTGGCAATGCTGCTGATGCCCATTACTCCCGGGTGGATTTTGAAACTGGTGAAATTATTTCTCTTAAACCCGAATATACCACAATGTCGCGCCGCCCTGGGATTGGCGCTCCTTTCCTTCAACGGTTCGCAAAGGATGTGTACTCAGGAGATTGCGTGGTGCTTAAGGGCGGTGCGAAAATTCCCCCGCCTAAGTTTTATGATAAACACTACGAGCTTATAAATCCTGACCATTATCATAAGGTCAAGGTTGCTCGTGAATGTCGTGATATTAATATTATGGGTACTGATGATTTTAAGCGCAGGGCTATTGACAATACCCCTGATCGTCTTAAAGTGCGTGAGGTGGTACAGAAAGCGACCCTTTCTGCCACCCTTAACCGTAACTATGAAAAATAAGGAATGCCCCTATGCCTAAACTTTACACAATTCGTGATGAAAAAGCTGACTTTTTCGGAAATCCGTTTATTGCTCGCACTGACGGCGAGGCAATTCGGTCTTTCACCCAAGCTTGCACTCAAACTGATTCGCCTTTTGCTAAGGCTCCTGCCGATTATGTTCTTTATTCTGTTGGGAGTTTTAACGATTCTACTGGTGACCTTGTTAGCGAGTTACCTACTCGTTTAATTTCTGGTGACCAAGTTGTAACTCAACAATAAAGGATAGCCCTATGCGCAATCTGCCCTCGACTACTGGAGCTCAACATAATTTTGCAACGGTACCGCGGGCAGATATTCCGCGTAGTACCTTTAACCGTTCTAATGGTTTAAAAACCACGTTTAACGCTGGTTTACTTGTTCCTGTGTTTGTTGATGAAGTTCTTCCAGGTGATACTTTTAATTTGAAAATGACGGCTTTTGCTCGTTTGGCTACGCC